GAAGAAGTTTGTGAAAGCATCTGATGAAAAGGATGCTATATCACAGTTATTATCTCGTCTCCGCAAATTGTCCAATGAGTTGCTTGTTGTGAGCGCCTGTGGCAAGTTGCGTCATGCTCCATTTGCCCTTTTGTTGAGTTCAGGTTCATCACATGGGAAGAGTTCTTTTTTGGACCTTCTCATTGCTCATTATGCACATTTGTACAATAAGCCTTTGGATCCCGAATTCATTTACAATCGAGTGCCATCAGAGGACCATTGGAACAATTTCCGATCGTCAATGTGGTGCTGTGTTTTGGATGATATCGGGAGTGTGAACCCGAACAAAGGCAATGAAGACCCTTCTTTACAGGATCTTTTGCGGATTGTTGGTAATATTAGCTTTAGTACACCTCAGGCTGATCTACCTTTGAAGGGGAAAGCACCATTTACGTGTGATTTGGTAATCGGTACTACAAATACTGAGCATCTTAACGCACATGCCTGGTTTTCTAATCCCCAAGCTGTTCGTAGGAGATTACCCTACATTGTAGATATTGTTCCGAAGGAGCAGTATCGTATTCCTGGGACAATGATGATGGATAATTTCCTTGTTCCAGAAGCAGTTGTGGGCGAATATCCCAATCTTTGGGATATTACAGTAAAGAAAGTTTTGATTCAACCAGCTGTTGGTAACGGTAAAGAAACTGTAACCACGCCTGTGATTCTTCAGACCAGTGAGATATATGAGTTTATTCTCAAATATAACGAATGGTTGTCAGAACACAGGGCTGGCCAGACAAAATTTATGGCTACAAAGACTGCGGTTCGTCATGTAAATCTATGTGTTATGCATAGTATACCGATGTCCGCATGCGGTTGTTTGCCGCTAGTACCCCAGGGTGGAGATCCACCTTCCTTGCAAGTGCAAGGAGCTGGTTTATCCACTCTGGTTGGGCATGCTTTGGTAGCTTATGGGGCTTATCATGCTTCGAAATTCACAGCAGAATGTGCCGGTGAGGTTTTGAATGCCAATCCTAACCTGGTCAATTTTCCAGGAGATTTGGTTGCCAATACCACATTACGTATGTTTGTGAGGTCGAAGCAGGCTGTTAAAAATAAGTTTGGCATTTGGTCACGGC